TTCTGATGCAGACAGCTTTGAAGACTATAGCATAGCTAGTGGCACTACCGAGTATGCGGGTAATACAGACGGTTTTGAAGGCGAAGACAATACGTTACGTATAACTTTTGAAGATGCAGAGAGTAGCGGTGGTGTTAAAAGATCTATGTCCAGTGTTTTTACCGATAGAGCAATTGGAGATGAATACATAATAACTCTTAAGATATTTTTAGACAGCGCATATGCTTCTGTAACCAACGGTTGGGAGGGAACAGACGACGTTTCTACAAAATTCACTGTTAGCAATGGAAGTACCAATGTAGATATATCTCAAAACGAGTGGGTTGATGTTAGCACTTCAGTAATAGCTACTAATGCAGCTGGCGCTTTTAACTTATTTAGAATTACTTGGGGTCATGATAGCTCCGACCAAATACAAGATGGCGCAAGATTCTACCTGAAAGATATAAAAATAGAACAATATAGATAAACAATTTTAATTTAATTTAATTATGGGAAAAAAGAAAAAAGAAGAGGTCGTAGACCTAAAGCCAGAGAAGATCTCTGAAGAGCAGTTAAACAAGGTGCAAAGCGTAGTCAACACTATTAATAGAGCTCAAATGGAGCTTGGGATGTTAGAAACTAGAAAGCACAGAATGCTTAATGAAGTTGTGAATATACAGGAACAACTAACCGTTATGCAAGGCGAGTTTGAAAAAGAATATGGTACATATGACATTAATATTCAAGACGGTACTATAAACTACGGAAAAGATGAGCCATCTGATTCGTAAGATCACGATAGGTAAAGACTACAAGAATGACGCCATGCACTATGCCGTAGGGCAAGAAGTGTATGGTGGTCATACTATTTGTGATATATTAGAAGAAGAAGATAAGTATTCTATTTATATTCGCAAAGAAAAAGCAGTTATACCTTGGAAAGATTTTAACAAGAATATGGCAATATCAGTAGAGTATAATCTAGAATACTAATGCAATCTATTTACAACTATGTTGTAGAACCACTGGGCGAAAGATACAACAATATTAAAAAAGTTGGAGATCAAGATTTAATATTAAATACCGAGATATATAACCACAAACATGTTAATAGAGAAGCTAGAGTAATATCTACGCCTAGAGTCTCAAATTATAATATAAAAAAAGGTGATATAGTAACTCTACATCACAACGTATTTAGACGTTGGCATGATATTAAGGGTAGAGAAAAAAATAGTAGATCTTTTCTTGAAGAAGGCAAATACTTAGTTACTGAAGACCAAATACATCTATATAAAAAAGATGGTGACTGGACTTGTCCTAAAGGATGTTGTTTTGTAAAACCAATAAAAAACAATAATAAATTTGACACTAATATTGAACGTGAGTTAGTTGGTATTGTTAAATACACTGACGGTACTGTCAAAGAAGGTGATTTAATTGGTTTTAGACCTAGAGTTAAAGTAGAATCAATCGTAGATAACGAAAAACTATATAGAATACCATCGCAATTTATTACAATTAAATATGAATATCAAGGAGACGAAGAAGAATATAATCCAGGCTGGGCACAGAGCGGTTGAGGAATTAATCAAAGTAGCTAAAGAGGCTATTGTTGATTCAGATGATGATATATCAGCTGATAGACTCAAGAATGCCGCTGCTACGAAAAAGCTTGCAATCTTCGACGCCTTCGAGATATTAAACAGAATCCAAGAAGAAGAAAATCTTTTAGAAGGTAAAGCGCCTGAAGAAAAGAAAGAAAGAGTATTCAAGGGTTTTGCTGAGGGTAGATCTAAATAATGTACGAGCAGACTTTATATAAGATAATAGAACCTATAAAGAAAACCACTCTTACTAGACTTAACAGAGGCAAGAAGTGGAAATACGGTTACAACAAAGAGCATGATTTAGTAGTTCTTTCACATAACGGAGTTATAGGTGATATATACGACATACAAGGGTTTAAGATAGCTTTACCTAAACCGCCTAAGAAAGTATTTAAACACGAGAAAAACAAGTGGGTTAAAGCAGAATACCCAAAAGAATTATCTCGTATTAAAAATATATTCGACTGGAGAAATTATCCAGAAGAACAAAAAGAACAGTGGTACGACTACATTGATGAGGAATTCAGGCGTAGAGAAGAAGGATTCTGGTTTACTAATAATGGAGTACCAACATATATAACAGGTACACATTATATGTACTTGCAGTGGAGCAAGATTGACGTTGGAGCTCCAGACTTTAGAGAGGCAAACAGACTATTCTTTATATTTTGGGAAGCCTGCAAAGCCGACAAGAGATGCTATGGGATGTGCTACCTTAAAAACCGTCGTTCAGGTTTCTCGTTTATGTCGTCAGCTGAAACAGTTAACTTAGCCACTATATCGAGTGATAGTAGATATGGGATACTCTCTAAGTCTGGTGCCGATGCAAAGAAGATGTTTACTGATAAAGTTGTACCTATATCAATAAACTATCCTTTCTTCTTTAAACCGATTCAAGATGGTATGGATCGTCCAAAATCCGAACTCGCATATCGAGTTCCGGCTAGTAAGTTTACTCGTAAGAAAATACAAGCAAATGAACAGCTTGAGGAAATAGCAGGTCTTGACACTACGATCGACTGGAAGAACACCGGTGATAATAGCTACGATGGTGAAAAGCTAAGTTTATTAGTACACGATGAGAGCGGTAAGTGGGAGAGGCCTGATAACATATTAAACAACTGGCGAGTTACTAAAACCTGTTTAAGGTTAGGTAGTAGAATCGTTGGTAAGTGCATGATGGGTTCAACCAGTAACGCACTAGACAAGGGTGGAGATAACTTTAAAAAACTATTCTATGATTCTGACGTATCAAGACGAAATGCTAATGGACAAACAAAGTCTGGGCTTTATTCTCTCTTTATCCCAATGGAATGGAACTATGAAGGATTTATTGACGAGTACGGACTTCCAGTCTTTGATAATCCATGTGATGGAGAACGACTGGGACCAGACGGTGAATTAATAGATGTTGGCGTTGTAACTCACTGGGAAAACGAAGCAGAAGGTTTAAAAGATGATCAAGACGCATTAAACGAGTTTTATCGTCAATTTCCTAGAACCGAAGAGCATGCGTTTAGAGATGAGACTAAAAACAGTATATTTAATCTAATTAAAATATATGAACAAATAGACTACAATGAAGGAAGTAGACATAACGCGCCTTTCACTGTAGGTAGTTTTAGTTGGGTAAATGGTATTAAAGACACTCAAGTTGTTTTTAATCCAGATCCAACAGGGAGATTTAAAGTGAGTTGGGTTCCTCCAGCTAACTTACAAAATAAACAAATTGTAAAAAATGGAATCAAATATCCTGGCAACGAGCACGTGGGAGCTTTTGGCTGTGATAGCTATGACATTAGTGGTACTGTTGACGGTCGCGGTTCGAAAGGCGCATTACACGGATTAACGAAATTCTCTATGGAAAACGCACCTCCAAGTACATTTTTCCTAGAATACATAGCAAGACCGCAGACCGCGGAAATGTTCTTTGAGGACGTGCTAATGGCGTTAGTTTTTTACGGTATGCCGTTGCTTGCGGAGAATAATAAACCAAGATTATTATATTATCTACGCCGTAGAGGTTATAGAGGATATAGTATGAATAGACCAGATAAAACTTGGAATAAACTATCAGTGGCCGAAAAGGAAATTGGTGGTATACCAAACTCAAGCGAAGATATTAAGCAAGCGCATGCTGCCGCAATTGAGATGTATATACAAAATTATGTAGGACATCTTGGGGACGGTGTTTATGGTTCAGTATATTTTAATGAACTATTGAATGATTGGGCGAGATTTGATATTAATAAGCGAACAAAACATGATGCGTCGATAAGTTCTGGTTTGGCAATCATGGCTTGTAATAGACACTTATATGCACCTAATGCGAAGGTAGAAAGACAACCATTAAACCTGCATATATCAACGTACGATAACAAGGGATTTAACTCTAAAATAATAAAGTAAAATATGGCTGAGTCAGTACATGTTAATTTTCCAAAGCAAACCGTTAGTGATGTCGAGAAGAACTCCTTAGAATACGGAGAACAAATCGGTAAGGCTATATGTGCTGAGTGGTTTAGTAAAGAAACTAGTGTTAGTAGATATACTAGCAATATAAATAATTTTCATAAACTTAGATTATATGCTAGAGGCGAGCAATCTATTCAAAAATATAAGGATGAATTATCTATTAATGGTGATTTATCCTATCTTAATTTAGATTGGACACCTGTTCCAATTATATCGAAGTTTGTAGACATTGTTGTTAACGGGATTGCCGAAAGAACGTATGATATAAAAGCGTTTTCTATAGATGCTAGTGGAGCAGAAGAGAGATCAAAATTTGTAGATAGTGTTGCTGGTGATATGGAAATGCAGCAATTTGACGCAGCTATAATGCAAGAAGTGGGTGTAGATACCAGACAAAGCTCTGTGCAAAATTTACCGCAATCCAACGAAGAATTACAACTGTACATGCAGCTACAATATAAGCAGGCTATTGAGATTGCAGAAGAACAAGCTGTTAATGTTTTATTTGAAGGTAATAATTACGAATTAATTAAAAAGAGATTTTTCCGCGATTTAACAGTGTTAGGTATTGGCGCAGTTAAGTGTGGTTTTAATACCTCAGAAGGTATTACTATAGATTACGTTGATCCAGCTAATATAGTATATTCGCATACGGAATCTCCTTATTTTGAAGATATATACTATGTAGGTGAGCTTAAGTCTATGCCGATTAACGAGCTGGTTAGAGAATTTCCAATGTTAAGTGATGAGGACTTAAACGATATCGTTAAAAATAATAATAGAAATTCAACATATAAGTACGGTAGAAATCCAGCTAATAGAGACGCTAATATAGTGGAGGTTTTATATTTTAATTATAAAACTTATAATAGCGAAGTATATAAAATTAAAAAGACGGGCACGGGTGGAGAAAAAGCTATCCCAAAAACTGATAGATTTAATCCTCCTAAAGATAAAAATGGCGATTATACTAAAGAATCTAGAAAAATAGAGGTTTTATATGATGGCGTGTATTTACCGGGATGTGATAAATTACTAAAGTGGGAGATAGCAAAGAATATGATACGTTCAAAAAGCGACTTTAATAAAGTCAAAATGAACTATAGTATCGTAGCTCCAAGAATGTATGAAGGTAGAATTCAAAGTTTAGTTAGCAGAGTTACTGGTTTCGCTGATATGATTCAATTGACTCACTTAAAGCTACAGCAAGTTATGGCTAAGATGGTACCAGATGGTGTTTATCTTGACGCTGATGGGTTAGCTGAAGTTGATTTGGGTAATGGCACTAATTATAATCCACAAGAAGCTCTTAACATGTTCTTCCAAACTGGTAGTATTATAGGTAGAAGTTTTACATCTGAGGGAGATATGAACCCTGGTAAAGTACCTATCCAAGAAATACAATCTAGTAGTAAAGGGGCAAAACTACAGTCTTTAATACAAACATACAATTATTACCTGCAGATGATCCGCGATGTTACGGGTCTGAATGAAGCTAGAGATGGTAGTATGCCAGATAAAAACGCACTAGTTGGACTTCAAAAGATCGCTGCAGCTAATTCTAATGTAGCCACAAGACACATCTTACAAGCAGGACTGTTACTTACTTCAGAAACAGCTGAGAAGTTATCTTTAAGAATAGCTGATGTTATAGAATATTCTCCTACTAAAAACGCTTTTATTGAAGCTATTGGGCACAAGAACGTTGCTAAACTTGAAGAATTAAAAGAACTTCATTTGCATGATTTCGGTATATTTATAGAACTATCGCCTGATGAGGAGGAGAAGCAGTTATTGGAAAATAATATCCAAATGGCATTGCAACAAGGTGGCATAGAATTAGAAGACGCTATTGATGTTAGAGAGGTTAGAAATCTCAAACTAGCCAATCAGTTATTGAAAATAAGGCGTAATCAAAAAGTTGAACGTGATAGACGACAGCAGATAGAAAACATTCAAGTTCAAACACAATCTAACCAACAAGCAGCACAATCTGCCGCGCAAGCTGAAATACAAAAGCAAAACGCTATAACTCAAAGCAAAATACAATTAATTCAAGCTCAAAATCAAGCAGACGCTCAAAAGATGCAGTTAGAAATGGCAGCTAAAAAAGAACTAATGGGATTAGAGTTCCAATATAACATGCAACTTAAAGGAATTGAGGTCGATGGCATGAAAGATAGAGAAAAGCAAAAAGAGGATAGAAAGGACGAAAGAACTAAAATACAAGCCACCCAACAAAGTGAGCTTATAGATCAAAGAAAAACAGGTAAATCGCCTAAAAACTTTGAATCCGCAGGTAATGATATTATTGGTAGCGGGTTTGGTTTAGAGGCTTTTGGACCTAGATAATAACTTATATTTTATATTATGGAAAACAATAATCAAACAGACCTTGAAGAAGTAATCAATGAGGTCGAAAACGAAACACCACAAGTTGAAGAAGTTGCGCAAGAGCAACCTGAACTTGATTTAGAAAAATTTGAAAGTAAAGATGACCCAGATGTTATCAAAGTAGATTTATCAAACCCAATAACCAATGAAACTGAAGAAAGTGACTCTGACAACACAAGAGTGGTTAGAAGCGATGAAAACGCCGAGTCCACACAAAGTGAAGACGAAGTACAACCGAAAGGAGAAGCACAAGAAGAAACACCAGTACTAGAAGAAATTACTGATGAAGACACCGTAACCGAAGAAGAGGTTATAGAAGCGTTAGAAGAATCAGAGCAAACTGGCAAGCCGCTTCCAGAGAGCATCCAGAAATTAATGGACTTTATGGAAGAAACTGGTGGAGATTTACAAGATTACGTTAAGCTTAATCGTGACACGTCTGATATAAGTGATCAAGAAGCTTTACGTGAGTACTATAAAGGAACTAAACCTCATCTAACTGTAGATGAAATTGATTTTCTTATTGAAGATCGATTCTCGTTCGACGAAGAGTATGATGATGAAAAAGATATTAAACGTAAAAAATTGGCCCTCAAAGAGCAAGTTGCCGAGGCCAAGACCTACTTAGACGGGCAAAAGTCTAAATACTACGAAGACATTAAAGCTGGAAGCAAACTCACAACTGAGCAGCAGAAAGCAATTGATTTCTTCAATCGATACAATAAAGAGGCGGAGCAAACTAATAAAGCTGTAAAGCAAAGTAGCGATATTTTCGAAAAAAAGACTAATAATCTTTTTAATGACAAATTCAAAGGTTTTGAATATAATGTTGGAGATAAGAAATATCGATTTAATGTTAATGACGTAGATGGCGTAAAAGCAACGCAAAGTGATATAAACAATCTCATGGCAAAGTTTGTAGATGAGAATAAACAACTTTCAGATGCTAAAGGATACCACAAAGCGTTATACACTGCCATGAATGCCGATAGTATAGCTCAACATTTCTATGAGCAAGGCAAAGCTGATGCTTTAAAAGAAAGTATCAAGAAGTCAAAGAATATCGACATGGATCCAAGGGGCTCGCACAAAGAGGCGGTGACCGGTGGAATTACAGCTCGAGTATTAGGTGATGATTCTAACTCTTTTAAATTCAAAATGAAAAACAAAAATTAAAATTAAGAAAAAATGGCAATTACTGCAGGAAGTAATTTGAATAGTGTTGCTGCTTCACAGCGTCAAACACTAGCTTCAAATTATCTAGATTTAGCGTCTACAGCCGGACAAGGTTGGGCGCAACAATATGTACCAGACCTAATGGAGAAAGAGGCTGAGGTATTCGGAAACCGAACTATCTCAGGATTTCTTGCTCAAGTAGGTGCTGAAGAGGCTATGACAGCTGATCAAGTTGTATGGTCTGAGCAATCACGTTTACACCTATCTTACGTAGGTACGTTAGATGTTGATGGAGA